GGTGGATAGATCACAACATTGGCCTTATGGCTGATGATATGTCTGGTGCTGCACTTTCCCTAGAGGAATATTTGCGTTCCCGTTTTGTCACAGGCAAGATAAATCATTCGCATATGGCTGCTGCCAAGTACGAAAAGATGAAGTCTACTGGCAAAAAGGGCGCAAGGAAGGTGCGCAAGTCACTCAAGGAAAAAGATTGTCCATACTGTAAGAAGGCGTGGCATAGTGGCGCCCTTTGTGACGCTATGAAGCTACAAAATCCTGCAAAGTGGGCAACTGTCTCTAAGAGTCTGCGCACACGCACTGCAGCCACTGTAGGTAGCGAGGCTAGTGTAACTGGTAAGCGTTTTCCCGTGGTTAGTGGTAGTGTTGTGCTTGTGAAAACTTCTGATGGGTGGTCAAATGGTTCCGTGGTCTGGGGGGGTGTTATGATTCCTGCCCATGATTTCAACGGTGCCACTAGTGCTGAACTCCGTGCCTGGATTGATGGTGTAGTGGTTTCTGCCATGGTTGGGCGAGATAAGTTTCGCCTAGCTGGGTATGACACTATGTGGTGCCCTATGCCAAGAGAGTGGTGCAAGGAGGGGAAGCCTATGGTGCCTAGTTTGAAGACTGCATTGAGTGTTCCTGTTAAGACTCGAGTAGCTCTGACTGCTTATGACTCTGAAACTCTTTTTGATGCTCACAAGCCCTCCTCTGAGAGTGATGTGGTGCGTCGTGTTGACGAGTACAAAGCAGGCCAAGCTGTACTTGGGTCTGACCACCAAAACTTGTGGACTAGGCCTTACAGTATTGGAGGCACACGTATTAACACCGTTGCAGGTGTGTGTGGGGCTCCATATATTGATGAGGATGGGCGCATGATTGGCATTCATAACCACACGGATGGAGTGTTGAACTTCTTCGTGCGATTGGATGTTGGTATGTATGCCTTTCTGTTTCCCCCTGCTGCTACTGCCAGCACTGTTCGCGGTGCTAGTGTAGCTCCTAATGTTGCGACGTCTTCATCGTCGAAAGCGGAGGCAACAAACTAGTAACCCCCGATGCACAAACTTGGCATTCATTTTATTCACAGTGGGTGCCATTTGAATTTGTGCCGGGGGGGTCAAGTGCATTATTTAACAAATATTTCACCGCGGGAAACGTACGGTATCTCGGCACTGCAAAGCGCCGTTGTGTGTTCCGCAATGAGGAGCGTGTGAACTCCAGTTTTGGCCAGTATTGTGACAAGACCGGGTTGAGAGTAGAAGATGATTATCGTGTTGCTGTGCCAAATATGGCAGCTTCATTCGCATCTATTGCGAAATACGACCGTCCTCAACCAACTCCTGATCCGTTGGATTGGCACTTAGCTTGTGACTGGGTTCGCCGCCACTTTGCGCGGTTTTGTATGGGTTCTCGCGTGGTTTCGTTGGAAAAAGCTATCGCTGAGTGTGAGCGCCAGACTTCACCGGGTTATCCGTGGAGTAGGGAGTTTCACACTAAGGGGGAGCTGTTGGACGCACATCCAGAGATTCTGGTTGAATTCTGGAATAAGCTTGTCTCAGAGAAGGGTAAGGTGGAGCCCATCTGGACATGTTCTCAGAAAGTTGAATTGCGTTCTGCCGCGAAGCTTCGCGAGAATCGGATCCGCACGTTTACTGCTTCACCAATAGAACATTCTATAAGTCTTAGTCGTCTGTGTTACGACTTTAATCAGCGTTTCTACGATTCTGCTCGTCAACATTGGTCATTTGTTGGTGCAAGTAAGTTCTGTCAGGGGTTTCATCGCCTCTTTCATGCTCTGAATATACACCCGAATGGCATGGATTTGGACGGCAAGGATTGGGATGCGAGTTGTTTTCGCATGGCCTTGATGGACCAGTGCTCTATGCGCTGGGAATTCCTAGCTGAAGCTGATAAGACTCCTGAGAATGCTCTGGCTTTGTATCGTTTGTATTAGTCTATTGTGTATTCTGTCATTATCTTGGAGAATGGCGATGTTATTATGAAGGACACTGGAAATCCCAGTGGTTCTGCCAACACTATTGTTGACAACACGATGATATTGTTTCGTGCCTTTGCATATATGTACATACGCTTGTGCCGTGAGAATGGAGTTGTACCTGATTATGACGCTTTTGTGCGTGATGTTAGTGCAGTCCTCAACGGTGATGACAACACTGCTACTGTGGCAGATTCTATCAAGTCATGGTTCAACATTCCAAATGTCATTCGTGTGGCCAGGGAATTGGGCATCACGCTGAAGTCGGACACGGAGGGGTTTCGGCCAGTTAGTGAATTGTCCTTTTTATCGCAGAGCTGGGTGTTTTGTAAGGGGCTTTGGCTCCCGGCACCCGAGACAGCAAAAGTCTTGTGTTCTCTCAAGTGGGGTTCACCTGATGATGATGTTCGTTGGCACCTCTTGAGGGCGTCAGCCTTGCGTATTGATTCTTGGGCAAATTTGGAGTGTCGCCGTGTTATTCAGTCTTATATTGAATATATTTGGAGGGAGTGTGTTGATGAGTTGGTTGGTGATATCAATGGCTTGTCAATGAAGGATATCCATGCAGTTTGGAAGACTGATTCTTGGATTTTCGCTTTGTATAGTGGAAATGAGTTTAGTGGCGGAAAAACACCTGTTAGGGGTGCTATTTGTTGTATATATGAGTGTCGTAGTGTTGATCAGTGTGTAGGTGCTGCGCTCTTTGTCGGGTCATGTTAAATTGTCTGCCCGATAAAAAGTTTCAGTAACTTTTTACACTGGCAATCGGTGCACTTGAAGTTGGTGCTGCAGCAGCTCAGGGTCTAGGCTTTGTTGAGTCTGGAGTGTTGTCTTCCGCTCTTGGTTCTGTCTTTGGGGAGGCCGCACTCGTTGGTCTTTCTGAGTTTGCTGGTGCTGCTCTTGCACGTGACACTCGTTCTTCTCGTCCTTATCATTCCTTCAATCACAGTGGGCGTCGTGCTCCTGAGTCCCCTTCTTCTTTGCGTTTCTCTCGTCTTGTACATAAGCCTCCTATGGGTGGAAAACACGGGCAGGGAGGAGCCTCACATGGCCCTTCCAAGCAGCAGCGTGCAGCTCAGTCTGCTAGAGACAAAGCTCGACATGCCGCTTCTCAGTCCCAGTCCAAGCCTAAGTTTAAAAAGCTTTGGCAAGTGAAGGACAAGTCTTCCATTCCATTGGGTAGGGCGACTGGGAGTAAGTCTTCCAAGTCAATGGTAACGGCAGCCTCTATGGTTGATACGTTTACTGTTGACTATGGTAAGCAAGGTGGTAACTACATTGAGCGTGATTATACCTTGTATTTGGGGACCCTGGGTCTCACTGGTTTACCTCAATCTGGTTCGTTCTTTGTGAATGGTGCTGTTGCGTACGCCACCCTTGTAGATGTGAATATGTTCTTGGGTTCCGGTGCTGAGAAGATGTTTGGTTTGTTTGAGAAGTTTAGAGTTAAATCCGCAACCCTAGATTACATTACTGGACAGCAATCAGGAACCACTGGTGATTTCTATATCATGAGTGATCTTGATCCTGCCAATCGTGCTGTCTGGGGTTCTGCGGGTTCTCCAGATCTTCTCACCTCACATCGACAATCTCGCATGCACACTGCATTTCCGTCTTTGTTTAATACGCCTTTGGCATTGGATTTCGGCAAGTGGTTGTACACTGATCCTACTATGGTCCAGGGCTCCAATATTGGAGCCTCTGCGCTGTCATCCAACACCAATACGTCAATTAGGGAGAATAGTTGTGGTGTTATCACGATTGCTTTGGGCACGAATGTAGTGAATGCCCTCACCAATCTTGGTGATTTAGTGTTGAAGGTGCGGTTGTGTTTCCGAGATACAGCACGTTCTGATGTGGCGAATCTGCTCTTTAATGGGCGTTTATCAGGCCAATCTGCGTATTTTGGCACAATCACTTCTGCAACTCAGATCAACCCTATTTCTTTCTATCTTTCACAGCTCACCACCAATGGCTCTAGTATTAATTATGAGTTCAAGTATAACCCCGCATTTGTTGCGGGAGTTGCTTCTAATCTAGCTGCTGGTGGAAACGGAGGCACACTTAATTTGCCTGTTGGTTGCTACCGTATGATCTGTGATGTGTGGATTAATAGCAGTGGCGTGGGAACCTTAGCTTGTAGTCAAGCATTGAATCTTGCCACTAATAATGGCTCCTATTCTAATAGGCATGCTGACTCAAATGAGGGTACTCCCGCCACTGCCATTGAGTGGGCCTCTACGCCTGCTACCACCATTAGTCTTGCTTCAGGTGTTCTGCAGGAATGCTTTACGCAGGACTGGCGTGTTAGTCAGGCACAAGGGCCTAACTCATTGGCTCAGTTTAATCCCACTATAACCATGACAGCGACTGGTGGTCCTTTCCAAGTCGTTGCGATGGTTGTTCATATAGCCCGTGTGTATGGCTTTGAGAACGATGGTATGTCCGCTCTCTTCCCTAAGGGGAATGCCAATGGTGCTGTAAACATGTCTGTTCTTATTGGCTCTCGTATGAAAGCACTACAAGCTGTGCTGGAAATACCGAAGGCCCGTCCTTATTGTGTGAGGGCTCTGTTAGAAGCCTTTCGTGAGGAGTGTTGGAGTGATAGTGATATAAGCAGGTTGTTGGCGTCATACAAGCTTTCTACCGCTTTACTGCTGGAGGGTGTTTCAGACCCCACTGAGTTTGGGTTGACAAATAAAATCTCGAAAGCAATTGCTGAGGATGAAAAGTCACCCGACTCGGGGGAGATTGTACCCACTCCAGTCTTCACACGTGTGCCTACTGTACGCGTTCCTGAAGATTCCCAACAGCCTATAAAGTTGTTGGGTAGTGGTCCAGTGGTTTCAGCTTGGTTACCCAACTTTGCTCGCCCCAAATAAAAATAAATGTGTGTTCTTGTTTATACAATTGTGGATTTTTGCCGTGTTAGTGCCTCTGGAGGAGAAATCCCCCCTTCCCACTCAAGCCTGGTAACTTGAGTTAAAAAGGATTGAACGATGAGGTGTGTGCATGGTTCTTTTTGCCATGGTTGTAGTCAAGATTGTTCCCATCTCCTCGAGTGGTTGCATTGTGCGATACTTATCCTGGAGTTGTCCCGCGTACGGGGCATGACCGACGGTGTGCTACTGCCAGCACATGAGCCCTTTCCAGTAACCTGGGGTGTGTGATGCCACGTGGAAAGATTCTACCTTGTTAAATCTTGATGCATGATTTGGTTGTCTGCAGCTCGAAATGACTTGGGATAAGCATGGCCAGGTGGCTGGAATAGTGGTGCGGAAC